GCTGGCTTGCTGGGACGTTGAGCTACAACAAGGACTACAGCGCGGAAGACTCTCACTTCAAGTTCCGGTCTCCTCTGATCAAGAAGGCCAGAAGCGACGGACGCAGTGATCGCTCTGAGCGCGCGGCCAACAAGATGAAAGACCTTATTAAGGTTCTGCGCATGAAGAAGGAGATCATGACTAACGAGCTCGCGTTCATGAACGAGGTACGTGCGATGCAGTACGCGTTTGGTCAGGTCGATAACAAACTTGAGCGTAACCCGCCCCCAGTCATCGTCTTGCGCGATGAGATGGTCGTCGCTGTGTCTCGCGCGATTCTTCATGACGCGCCGTTCCCTGAGATGCTTCGCCCGCACATGACCGCTCTGTATAAAGACTATCAGGACAAGTACGCCATTTACGAGGAGATGTCTTCCTCCAAGCAGAGGTTCCAGAACTGCACTGCGATTGGCATCCTTCAAGTGTCTGAGACCAAGTCCCACTACTTCGTAGGCAAGGTGCAACGCATCAAGACTGGCTCGGGCTCGGGGGCCTACAAGATAGAGACTCAGGGTCCCATGAAGCGTTATGTATCTCTCGATGAAGCAGGGCTCGGCGCTCAGGGCGCGATAATCCGCACCTACATGCAGGGCAAGGCGCATCACGATACATCTAACGAGTTGTATATTCGCCGCTCTGATGAGTACTACGAGGAGATCGACGTGGCGACAGGCTACTGTGGTGAAACTCTTACATGGGCGCTACTGCCGGAGATGGCATGATCAATAGGTCGTGGTTTTCCCCGATCCTACATCCGACCCTCACCGAGTACTATCGCACCCCCGTCTTTGTCAAACGACAGCCCGACAACACTGAGTATGAGGTGAGCGTGTATGAAAGCGTTTGCCGTTACTACAACGAGAAGACTGTCCCCAGAGAGATCAAGGCGTTGGTGGCGATGGTCGATGCGTTTCCGTATCTTCAAGACAATACTCCGCATAGTCTCTTGACTACGACCGCATACATCTGCCCTGACCCGAAACAGTTAGAGATCGGTTGGCGCGTTACTGACGACTTGTATGTACTTGTCTTGCACCATCAATATCTGGCAAGCATAGCTTTAGGGAGTGATGATGGCTGATACACCAGAGCGGAAAGTCAAAAAGAAAGTGATCGATATCTTGAAAACGGCGGGCGCTTACTACACAATGCCCGTCGCTTCAGGATTCGGTAACGCGGGGGTGCCAGACATCCTTGCCTGCTATCGCGGAACCTTCTATGGCATTGAGTGCAAGGCCAATGGAGGCAAGCCGACGAAGTTGCAGTTGTCGAACTTGGCGCAGATCAAGCATGCAGGGGGTGTTGCTTTGCTGATTGACGAGACCAACATCGAGTACTTGAATCAGTATCTTCAGTGGGAACTATCAAATGTTGAACAGTGGAAATCGTAAACAAACCAGAGTGGAGCCATCTGTCCGTGTGACAGACCTCAAGTTTTCGTATCAGCGGGGGGCTGACGTTCAATCTACGTGGCGCAAGTTCGGATGGGTTCCGCCCACCGAGTACAAGCCCACGCCTGTGTTCGTGGAGAAGGCGCGTGACTGGGAGCCGGTGAGGAGGGTCAAGTGATGGAGCTAATCTTAGGGATCATCATCGGCCTCGCCGTTGGTGGCCTGCTGGTACACCTAGCCCATGAGTTTATCGACCGCCTTCTTGCGAAGGACGAGGAGAAATGGAAATGACTAGAGATGATGTGATCCGCGCAAGGGGGCAAGCATGATTGCACATTTTGAGGACGGTACTTCCAAAGAGATTCGCCCCGGAGGCCGAACGATAGGGCTGCGCGTTGTTCGTTGGGAGTTTGACTCCAATGACATGCGTGAGTTGCTCAGGAACCCTGAACTGCTGCCAATACTTGCCACCCGTATGCGCCCGCCGCTGGAAGATTTGAATCCCGGAGACGACTATGCCTGACATCACCATGTGCGCCAGCGATACCTGCCGCCGTAGGACTGAGTGCTACAGAAACGAAGCGTCTGGCACAGAACCCGACCCGTACCAGCAGGTTTACTTTATCTCCACCGACATGAACGAGAATGGGTGCGAGATGTTTTCTCCACAACATACAAAAAAGTATGTAAAGGAAGAGCGCGATGCACCCTGACTACGAACGCAGCCGCTGGTGGGCTGGGGCAGAGAACTACCTAGGCATGGCGAGCTTCCATTTTGAGCGCAGCCCGGGCAGTAACTACGTGTGGTATCTGTTGCTGGGATGGGCCGAGTGCATGGAAGAACTAAAGGAGATGATTGATGCCGACTGAGCAGGAACTTCTTGCCATGTGCTTGCGCTGGCTACAGCACCCGCAGGGTGACGCGTTTGACAAAGCCATGCTGATCGCCGCCGTGAAAGCCAAGCTCTACCCGCCAAGTCGTCCGTGGGTGGGGCTGACGGATGAGGAACGGTTTGAAGTCGCCGACATCAGCGTCTGCGTTGAAGATGTTGTTGCCGCAGTTGAAGCCAAACTCAAGGAGAAGAACACATGAACAACGAGAAAGTAATTAGCCTACCCGCAAGCGTGAATTACACCCCCGAGCAGGCGCTCAAGTCCGCGCTGGATATGTGTGAGGATGGTGGCCTGACCGATGTGATGATCATTGCCTACGACTGGGAGGGCGAACTGTTTGTGCGCTCATCCAAGATGACCCGCGCCGAAGGCATGTTTATGGCGGAGAAGGCCAAGGAGTGGACGATGCATGGAGGTTTGGAATGAGAAAAAGCCTACACCTGACTACCGAGTTCTTGCCTCGCAAGTGGCCCTGCTTTGCCATCGGGTTCGTGAGCAGTGGCAACGAGTTTGTCCTGCACCTCTATCTGGTGTGCTTCCGTATTCGTTGGGGGTATTGAAATGACTGCTAAGAAATGCCGATGCCCCGTAGACAGTCCCTTCCTTTGGAAGCATAACCACAGTCCATCTGTGTTCTTGCAAGACGCGCACTTCCGAGGACACGGCGCTGTGATGTCGCAGAGCCAGACCCAAGTCGTCGAGCGCAACCGCGCTCAGGGTATCGCCTTCGGCACTATCCCCAATCTGTCAAACAAGTCAGCGCAGACGACCATCAGTGTCCGGCAATTCACGATCTACTCCAAGGCTGGGCGGGTCTTATGATCCGTTGCCCCGAGTGCGGTAAGAACACCAGAGTATTGGAGATAAGAAGTGCCGTCACCAACAAAAGTTATCGCAGAAGGCAATGCACCAGCGGCCACGCGTTCACGACGGTGGAGTCGATCACAACAGGAGGAATTAAGAAAAATCTTAGAGAACAAGTGGTGGCCGTTCGACAGAGCGGACCCGAGAGTTCTAGAAAGGGCGCATCGTGAGCACTTGAAACAACCCAAACCGTCTGTACATGAACAGTCCCTATTTTAGTTTTTGGAGAAATCATCATGGCTAAGAAATCTAACGCCGCAAAAATTCTTGATTACGTGACCGCGCACCCCAACGCTACAGCCAAAGAGGTCGCCGCTAAGTTCAACGTGAGCGTCGCGTACGTGTACGTGTTGCGTTCGAAAGCGAAGAAGGAACACCGCGCAGCCGTAGAGAAAGTGGCTGGAGTCATGCCCCCCATGCCCCCCGTACCCGACATGGTCAATCACCCCGCTCACTACAAGGCAGGCGGCATCGAGACCATCGACTTCATCGAGGCCAAGGGGTTGAACTATCACCTCGGCAATGTGGTGAAGTACATCACCCGCGCAGACCTCAAGGGTGAACGCAAAGAGAACCTACTCAAAGCGCGCTGGTACCTCGACCGCGAGATCGCTCAGAGCGCTAAGTAAGTTACCGGGGGAAAGCGGATGCAGTGAGTACCCCCACCTTTAGAAAGAATGAAGCGTGATCATTACAGTTGACTTCGAGACTTACTACACGGACAAGGGGCTCGGCTTCAAGACCCAGACGACCGAGGAGTACATCCGCGATCCAGATTTTGAAGTTATTGGCGTGTCGGTTCAAGTCGATGACGGCGTGAGCCCGGGTGAGCCAGTTTGGTTCTCAGGGTCCCATGAAGAGATACGTAAGTTTCTTCTGAAGTATGACTGGAAGAACTCCCTCATGCTGGCCCACAACACCCTGTTTGACGGGGCCATCATGCACTGGCATTTTGGAATTACTCCCATGGCGTACCTTGATACGCTGTGCATGGCGCGCGCACTACACGGCGTCGAGGTAGGTGGTTCGCTGGCGAAGCTGGCTGAACGCTACAAGATCGGGGTCAAGGGTGACGAGGTGGTACATGCCATCAACAAGCGCCGCGTTGACTTCACGGCAGATGAACTCGCTCGGTACGGTGAGTACTGCAAGAACGATACGGCGCTGACGTACAAGCTGCTGACTCGGATGATCGCTGACTTTCCCGGTGAGGAACTCAAGCTGATCGACATGACGTTGCGCATGTTCACCCATCCGCAGTTGTATGTAGACGAGGGCGCGTTGGAGGAGCGACTCATCGCGTTGCGCCAAGAGAAGTCCGAGCTGCTGTCTTCGC